AGCCCTACTGCGATACCGGCAGGGGGGATTTATTAGTCTTGACTCGGACGAGAAAGACGACGACCTTTTATATAAATACCGCAGACGTGCGGCGTATTACTAAGTTAGGAAAAGACCATGGCAATCGAGAAATCGCTGTACCAAGCCCCTGTAGGGATGGGTAGTTTAGAAAACGAAGAGCCCGACATCGAGATCGAGATCGAGGACCCAGAAGCGCTGCGCGTTAGCGTTGAGGGCGAAGAGCTTTTTGAGTTTGACAAAGACGACACTGAAGGCGACTTTAACGAGAACTTAGTCGACATTCTCTCCCCCGCAGTTGTCCAAGAAATTGCAAACGACTTGTCAGAAGACATTAGCAACGACCTGGCTTCCCGCAAAGACTGGGAGCAGATGTACAAGGACGGCATTACGCTGCTTGGCCTCAAGTTTGAGGAAAGAACGGAGCCATGGGATGGCGCGTGCGGCGTGTTCCACCCGATGATTACCGAAGCAGTGGTGCGGTTCCAGTCCGACACCATCATGGAGACCTTCCCAGCACAAGGCCCAGTACGCACCAAGATCCTCGGCAAAGAAACGCCAGAGAAGAAAGATGCGGCGACGCGAGTTCAAGAAGACATGAACTACAACTTGACCGAGAAGATGCCTGAGTACAGACCCGAGCATGAGAAGATGCTGTGGAACTTACCAAGCGCTGGTTCTGCGTTCAAGAAGGTGTACTACGACCCAAGCGTTGGCCGTCAAGTGTCGATCTTTATCCCTGCTGAAGATGTCATCCTGCCGTACGGCGTCTCCGAAATTAATACCTGCCATCGCATAACCCATGCCATGCGCAAGACCAAGAATGACCTGTTAAAGCTAATGAACGCAGGCTTTTATGCCGACGTTGAGTTAGGTGATCCAGAGAAATTTAGAAGCGATATTCAGGAAAGCAAAGACAAAGAGACTGGCTTTTCTGCTAGCTACGACGACCGCTTTGAGTTGTACGAGTCCCACGTTGACTTGGATATTCCAGGTTTTGAAGATAAAGACGACGATGGCGAGGTTACTGGGATTGCACTTCCGTATGTAGTTACCATGATCCGCGGCACAAACGAGGTGTTGGCGATTCGGCGTAACTGGAAAGAAGAAGACCCGCTTAAGATCAAGCGTCGTCACTTCGTCCACTACCAGTACATTCCGGGATACGGCGCGTATGGCTTTGGTTTATTCCACTTGATTGGTGGATACGCTAAATCTGCAACGTCGATAATGAGGCAGCTGGTTGATGCCGGAACACTTTCCAACTTGCCGGGTGGCCTTAAGGCCCGTGGGCTGCGCATAAAAGGCGACGACACTCCGATCGCTCCGGGCGAGTTCCGTGACGTAGACGTAGGTTCAGGCAGTATTAGGGATAACATTCTCCCACTGCCATACAAAGAACCGTCAATGGTTCTGTCCGGTTTGATGGACAAGATTGTTGAAGAAGGCCGTCGTTTTGCCGCAACATCGGATATGAAGATTGCCGATATGTCTGGTAATGCACCGGTTGGCACCACGCTGGCTTTGCTTGAGAGAACACTGAAGGTAATGTCGGCTGTTCAGGCCCGTGTACACTTTGCACTTAAGCAAGAGTTACAACTTCTTGCTGGGATTATCCGTGACTACACAGATGACAACTACGCGTTTGAGCCAGAAGAAGGCGGTCCAAGTGCTAAGAAGTCGGACTACAACAACGTTGAGGTTATTCCTGTATCAGACCCCAACGCTGCTACGCTTTCACAAAGAGTAGTCCAATACCAGGCGGTTATTCAGCTGGCCCAGATGGCGCCTCAGATCTACAACCTACCGCAGCTGCACCGTCAGATGTTAGATGTGCTCGGTATCAAGCATGCCGATAAGCTCGTGCCACTTGAGGATGACCAGAAGCCGACTGACCCAGTTACTGAGAACCAGAACGTGCTCCGTGGCAAACCTGTCAAGGCATTTGCGTACCAAGATCACGAAGCGCACATCAAGGTTCACCAGATGGCGATGACGGACCCAATCATTCAGCAACTCATTGGTCAGAACCCACAAGCGCAGGTTATGCAGGCAGCCATGCAGGCACACGTCGCAGAACACGTTGGGTTTGCTTATCGGAACAAGATCGAGGTTGCCCTTGGCGTTGCGTTGCCTAACCAAGAAGACGAGCTCCCACCAGAAATGGAAAAAGAGATCAGTCGCCTGTTGGCAGAAGCCGCTCCACAAGTACTTGCTGCATCCCAAGCCGCTACTGCACAGCAACAAGCTCAGCAAAACGCGCAAGACCCCATCTTGCAAATGCAGATGCAAGAGCTCCAGCTCAAAGGCAAAGAAGTCGAAATCAAGGAACGCAAACTCATTGCCGACGCTACCGCCAAGGCCGACGAGCTCAAGCTCAAGGAAGCAGAAATTGAGTCCAGAGAGAAGATTGCGGGCCTCAACGCACAGGTCAAAGTGGAACAAGACGACAAAAACCGTGCCGCCAAAGAGAAAGAGTTCACCGTGTCTACGGGAGTAGATATGGCGTTCAAACGTGCGCAAATGACTAAAAAACCTAAAAATACACAGGAGTAATAGGTGGACATACAAACGATGAGCGTATTTCAAGCACTGCGTGACAAGATTCGCGCAGATATGAACAATTTCACTGACGATTTGGCAAATGGTCAGTGCTCAAGCTTTGAGCAGTACAAAGAGCTCTGCGGGGTGATTCGAGGTCTAGCCTATGCAGAGCGCCACTTAATTGACCTCGCTGAAAATGTAGAAAGAGAACTCGATGAGTGAAACCATCGCAACACCTGATAGCACCTTAATCCTACCGGCTGGAGTAGTTGCAGCAATGGCTATTCCTAAAGTGGATGAAGAGTATGAAACAGCCGAGCAAAAGGCTACGTCGCTGCCCGACCCTCAAGGTTGGCGGTTACTGTGCGCCCTAGTTGAGGTTGGCGATAAGTATGAAAGTGGGATTATTAAATCTGACAAAACAGTAAAAACCGAGGAGTTAACGTCCCCTGTTTTGTTTGTTGTAAAGGTTGGGCCCACAGCCTATGACGCGGAGAAGTTCCCAGAAGGTCCGTGGTGTGCGGAAGGCGACTTTGTAATAACACGTCCATATACCGGGACGCGAATAATGATTCACGGTAAAGAGTTTCGCTTGATTAATGACGATCAGGTTGAAGCAACAGTCGAAGACCCACGCGGCATTGCACGCGTTTAATAGGAGATAGTTATGGCTAACGATGACTACAAATTTCCCCATGAAATTGAGGAAGAAGCAGAAAGTAAGGGTAAACCCGAAGAAGACTTTGAGATTGATATTGACGCCGAAAACGACGTAACGATTGAAATTGAGGACGATACCCCCGTACGCGACCGCAACGCAAAGCCCTTGGATAAGGAAGTTGAAGATCCTTCGGAAGAAGAAATCGAGAACTACACTCAAGGTGCTCAGCAGCGCATCAAGCAGTTAACTCACGCAAGACACGACGAAAGACGCGCTAAAGAAGCAGCGCAACGAGAAAAGCAAGAACTTGAAAATCTTGCCCGGCAGTTTATGGAAGAGAATCGCAGGCTTAAAGAGTATGTAAAAACAGGTGAAGCCACCTACGCAGAAACCTTGACGGCTAAGGCAGAAGCAGAGATGGAAATGGCACGTCGCAAATACAAAGAAGCACAAGAGTCTTATGACTCCGACACCATGTTGGAAGCGCAAGAAGCGCTAACAGAAGCCAAGATGAAATTGGAGTCTGCAAAAAACTTTAAGCCAACCCCTTTACAAACGCAACAAGATGATGTACAAACGTATCAAACGGCTCCCGAAGCCCCTAAACTTGATGAAAAAACCTTGCGCTGGCAAGCTAAAAACCAGTGGTTTGGAACTCCGGGGTACGAAGAAATGACGGCTTTTGCACTAGGGCTGCACCAAAAACTAGTTGCTACGGGGGTCGATCCCCGCTCTGATGAGTACTTCGATCGTGTTGACGGTCGCTTGAAGCAGGTATTTCCAGAAATGCTGGGAGAACCTGAAGCTGCAAAGTCTGGATCTACGTCTAAGAAACCGGCAACTGTTGTGGCATCTGCTTCCCGGTCTTCGGGGGCTAAGAAAGTAGTCAAACTAACCACCACGCAGCAACGCTTGGCAGAAAAGTTTGGCCTATCACATAAACAGTACGCACAAGAAGTTCTTAAATTGGAGATCTAAAATGACTAATGCACGCACACCCCGTGACCAAGAATCACGCGAAAAAAACCCAACTCGTTATGTTTACAAACCAGCGAGCTCTTTACCAGATCCAACACCCGACCCAGACTACGAGTTTTACTGGGTAGCCACAGCGATCGCAGGACAGGACAACGCCACAAACGTTTCCCAAAAGTTCCGTGATGGATGGGTTCCGGTAAAAGCAGTGGACCACCCTGAGTTGCAGGTTCAAGGTAATAAAGACGGCAACGTTGAAATTGGCGGCTTGCTTTTATGCAAGAAACCGATTGAGATGGCAGATGCGCGTCGTGAATACTTTGAGCAAAAAGCCCGCAATCAAATGGAGTCTGTTGACAATAACTTTATGCGTAACAATGATGCCCGCATGCCTTTATTTAGTGATCGCAAGAGCACAAGCACTAAAGGTGGCGGTTTTGGAAGTGGTAGTAAATAAACAACTTTTAGGAGAATTAAATGGCTTATCCAACCGTTTCTGCTCCCTACGGCTTACAACCTGTTAACCGTATTGACTTCATGCCATATGCTGGCGCGACACGTCAATTACCGATTGCTAGTACTTATAACACTGCAATCTACAACGGTGACATCGTTCTAGTCTCAGGTGGCACAATTAAAAAATCTGGTGTAACAACCGATTCCACAACTGACAAAGCAAATAACGCAACTTATGGTGTGTTTATGGGCGTTCAGTACGTTAATACACAAGGTCAAACAGTTCAAGCTCAATATTACCCAGGTAATGCTGCCGCTTCTTCTGCAGTAGCCTATGTTGTTGACGATGCAGCAGCAGCATTTAAAGTAGCAGTTACTTTTTCTGGTAACGCCACTGTAACTACAGCTAACGCATCTGTTGTTGGTACAAACTTGTCTATCCGTCAGGGTACAGGTTCTGCTACTACTGGTGATTCAGCAGTTTCAGTTATTGCTCCTACCGCTGGTACTGGCAATGCTGCAGCTCTTCCAGTTCGTGCAGTAGCCGTAGTCCCAGAAACAGCAACAGGTAGCAACGCCTTCACTGAAGTTATTGTGAAGTTGAACAACCCACAAATCTTGCTAGCTGCTGGCAACGATTACGTATAAGGAGCTACTTAAATGGCTATTTCACGCGCACAACTACTGAAAGAGTTGCTCCCAGGTTTGAATGCATTGTTCGGTTTAGAGTACAAGCGTTACGGCGAAGAGCATCGCGAGATCTACGAAACAGAGAAATCTGAGCGTAGCTTCGAAGAAGAAACCAAGCTGTCCGGCTTCTCTGCTGCACCAGTCAAAAACGAAGGCTCAGCCATCGCTTACGACAATGCACAAGAGGCATTTACAGCACGCTACAACCACGAAACCATTGCTTTGGGTTTCTCAATCACTGAAGAAGCGATTGAAGATAACTTGTATGACAGCCTTTCTGGCCGTTATACCAAAGCATTAGCTCGTGCAATGGCGTACACCAAGCAAG